GCCGCTGACGCACGTGCCCGCGATCGTGCCACCCGACGCGCGCGAGATCACGCGCGGGGTGTGGCAGTGGGATCTGTCCGCGCAGGCGCGCGTGATGGCGGTCGGCGTCCAGGCCGACCCCCTGAAGGATTCGATGGCGTGGTGGGCGTCGATGCGCGAGACGATGCCGCCCTACGAGTTCCTGCGCGAGTACGGGCTCGACTTCGGGGTGTGGGGCGGGAAGCCCGTCTTCCCCGAGTACCAGGACCGCTATCACAAGGCGCTGACGCCGCTCGCGTACGCGCCGAATCGCCCGATCCTGCGGGGCTGGGACGTGCCCGGGCCGATCGGGGTCGCGTGGGTGCAGCGGACGCCGCTCCGCGCGCTGGGGCCGTCGTCGAGCCAGTACGACGGGCTCTCGCGCGTGCACGTGCTGGCGGAGTTCCTGATGGACGGCAGCGTCGCGGAGGCGGGCCGCCAGGTGCAGGCGATGACGCGCGAGGCGTTCCCGGGCGCGACGGAGATCATCGACGTGGCGGACCCCGCCGCGTTCGACCGCCGCGCGAACGAGACGCAAAGCTGCGCGGACATCTTGCGGCGCGAGTGCGGACTCCATCTCATGCCCGGGCCGCGCACCGTCACGGAGCGCCTGGAGCCCATGCGACGGGCCCTGCTGGGCGTGATGCCCAACGTCCCGCCGTCGGAGCCGCCCGGAAAGATCCTCTTCGATCCCGCGTGTCCGCGCCTGATGGAGGCGATGCGGTCGGCGTATCACTACAAGCAGTTGCCGGGCGCGCAGGGGCGGTATCACGACGTGCCCGAGAAGAACTGGGCGAGCCACCTGATCGACGGACTCTGTTACGCCGTCGCGCGGCTCGATGAGGACGCGCGCGCCGAGACGGCGGAGCCGCTGGAGCCGATCGACTGGCGGGACGCGCTGGGCGCGTATCCCTCCGTCTCGACGGGCCGCCGATGGCGCTGACGACGCAGGTCGGCGCCGTCCGCACGGAGAACCGGGGCAAGGCCGCCGCGCCGCCCCCGGGCTCGCCGTCCCACGACAAGCTGGTGCAACTGGTGAAGTCGCGGCGCGCCCTCGCGGAGAAGGCGCTCTCGCGCTATCACCCCAACTGGCGGACGGCGGACCGAGTCTATCGGCACTACGTGGACCCGGGCCAACTGGATCGCGACGGGAAGCTCCTCTATCCCTGGGCGCGCGACATCGTGGTGCCGCTGACCTTCGCCATCGTGCAGACGCAACTCGCGTGGGAGATGGCGGCCTTCACCGGGCGGACGCCGATCGTGCCGCTGGACGGCGTGAGCCCCGAGGACGTGAAGCCCGCGAAGGTGATGGAGCAGGTGCTCCAGCACGAATGGAACAGCGACAAGCACGCGCTCGCGCTCTACCAGTGGCTCCTCGACCGGCGGCGGTACGGGGTCGGCATCGTGTGGGTGAACTGGGTGCGAGACGTGACGCGCCAGTATGTGGAGCGGCCCCGCACGCAGATGATCCCGATGCTGGGCGTCGAACTGCCGATGGGCACCGAGCGCACGTGGGAGGACCGCCTGCGCTACGAGGGGAACCGGCTGGAGTCGATCGACCCGTTCCGCTTCTACCCCGATCCGCGCGTCTCGCTGGGGCGGTGCCACACGGGCGAGTTCGTCGGGTTCCGCACGCAGCGCCACTATCACGACCTCCTCCTGATGGAGAAGGACGGCCAGTACGCGAACGTGGACAAGATCCCGAAGGGCCGGCGCGCGCCCTGGTACGCGGGCAGCGAGAACGGGTCGGGACGCGGGCGCGAGTGGGGCCCCGCCGCGAACACGGGCCAGTCGGTCGCGATCTCGACGTGGCTCTCGTCGGTCGGGCCGAATGCGCTCGACGCGCAGGAAGGCGGCACGGTCGATCTCGACGTGTTCGTGATCCGCGTGGTGCCGAAGGACTACGACCTGTCGCCCGCGACGCTGCCGCAGAAGTACGTCGTCGTCCTCGCCAACGACACCATCGCGATCCGCGCCCAGCCGTACGAGCACGACCACGACGAACTGCCGGCGGCGGTGATGGAACTGACGCCCGACCAACACCCGTACGCCACCCCGGGCGTCGTCGAGCACATCGAGGATCTCCAGGACTATCTGTCCTGGCTCTGGAACAGCCACGCGCAGAACGTGCGGCGCACGCTCAATAACCAGTTCCTGGTCGATCCGAGCATCGTCGAGATCCAAGACCTGCTGGCGCCGCAGCCGGGCTTGCTGGCCCGTCTCCGCCGCGAGTGGCAGGGGAAACCGGGCGCGATGGAGGCGGCGCTGAAGCAGTTGCCCATCGTGGACGTGACGAAGTCGCATCTGCAGGACATGGATCAGGCGATCTCGATGATGCAGCGGGTCGCGGCGGCCCCCGAGAACCTCCAGGGCATCCTCTCGTCGGGCGACCGCACGCTGGGCGAGCAGCAGATGGCCGTCACGTCCGCGCAGGGGCGGCTCCGCATGGAGGCGCAACTCGGGTGGCTCCAGGGCATGACGCGCGTGACGCACCAGCGGATCTCCAACGTCCAGCAGTACATGACGGAGTCGCGCTGGATTCAGATCCTGGGCACGTACCCGCGCGCGCTGGGCATGGTCGCGGACCAGAAGTTCCTCCGCGTCGGGCCCGAGGAAGTGCAGGGGCAGTTCACGTACGCGCAACCGGATATGATCGTGCGGCAGGACGAGAAGATTCTGATGGCGATGCGCGAGATCTGGCTGGCGGTCGCGAAGGAGCCGGAACTCCGGCAGCGGTTCGACCTGGTGAAGCTGTTCGAGCCGATGGCGCAGATGGCGGGCATCAAGAACCTGGAGGACTACACGCGCGAGATGCCGGCGGCGGGCGGGCAGGTGCCGATGCCCGGGATGCCGTCGTTCGGGATGCCCGGGCTGGGGGGCGGGACGCCGCCCGGGCAGGCGACCGCCCAGGGGCCGACGACGCCCCAGGGCCCGCCGCGCCCGCGTGTGATGCCCGACGAGGCCGTGCTGCGGCAGGTCGAGCAAGGCAATCTGGTGGGCGTGTGAACGTCTGGCGTCGGGGGTGGTGTCTCCTGTTCCATCGGCGCGCGTGGACGAACCAGGTCTTTATGTGCCAGTGGTGCGGCATCTGCGGAGAGTGTTGGTGAGGGAGCCGGCGCGGGAGTTCACGGAGTTCACGGAAGCGCAGGCCGCGCGCGAGACGCAGCAGGCGCTCGCGGATGCGTCCGCACTCGATCGCCTCGCGGCCTATCCGGAGTGGGCCGTCCTCGACCGCCTGATGGGCGAGCACGCGGAGCGCGTGCTGAGTGCGCTCCGCACGCGCGGGCTGGACCTGCCGACCACGGAGGCGCTGCGCGCCGAATTGGACACCGTGGACTGGCTCCGGTATCGCCCGATCGCGCTGCGACGGGCGCTGGAATCGCAGAAAGCGTTCGAGCACGCGGCCCAGCGTCGCGTGGGGAGTGAGTGATGCCTGACGAGATCGTGACGCCCGCCCCCGTGGCCGCCGCCCCCGAGCCCACCCCGCCGCCGGCCCCGCCGCCGGCCCCGGTGGAGGACGCGGCCCCGGCGCCGACCGTCCACGACCCCACCCCCGACGCGCGCACCCAGCCCCCGTCCGAGATGTGGCAGTCGATCCTCGACCAGACGGGGACCACGCCGCGCCCGATCGAGGCCGAGCCCGACCCGCTGCGGCCCGCCAAGGAGGCCCAGGAGCCCTGGAGACGCCCGCCGAGTGCCGCCCCGGGCCCGGGGGTCACCCCGCCCGCGCCGAAGCAGTGGGCGGGCCGCTACGAGTCCCCCGAGGCCCTCGAAACGGCCTACGCGGAACTCCAGCAGGCCCGCGACCGGGCCGAGACGGAGCGGCAGCGGCAGGCGGAGCACGCGGAACGGCTGGAGCGGCTCCTCGCGGGCGCGATGGGCGGCGGCCCGGGGGTCGATCCGGCCCAGTGGGCGCGCGCCCAGGCGCCGCCGCCGCCGGCCCAGGGGCCGCACCCGATGCTCCAGGGGGCGCTCCAGGCCATCCAGGTGGAGGCCGAGCGCCTCGCGCTGGGCGATCCGCAGGGCGACCCCTTGCGCCTCGTTCGGGCGGTCGCGCTCGCGTCCCAACTCGACCAGGAGTCGCGGCGCGTGTACGTCGACAGCGCCCACTCCGAGGTGCAGGAGCGCACCTCCGCCGCCCAGCAGATTCAGCAGGTGCAGACCCGCTTCTTCGAGGAATACCCGGATCTCAAGACGGCTCGCCCGTCTCTCTTGCGCCAGGTAGCGATCGAAGCCGAAGACGAGTTACGGCAGACGCGACGCGACTACGGCAGCGCCGCCTACATGCGCGCATGGTTCGACGAAACCGCCAAGCAGGCCCGCGCCTCGATCCGCGTCGGAGACGGCCCAGCGTCGACGCCGACCGGTCGCAGCGCGGCGCGGCCCCCCGCCGCGTCCGGTTCCGCAAGACCCCGCAGTGGGGCACCGTTTGCGGAGACCCCGACGCCGCGCGCCCAGGAGCCCGTCCTGTCCGGCCAAGATGTGCACCTCGCGCGCGTCTTTGGACGCCCCTAATG